AGGTGCGAACTTCTCTACTAGCCAATCTATAGTATGCTTTTGATACTCCCATTTATACTTTCCATCCATCCATTGCTTCACAAACTCTGCTGCCTTATCTCCATCTTCCTTGTCTAGTGAATATCCTCTTGTTTCAGTCTTATGCCAGTGTGCATACCATGTCTTTTTATTCACAATTACTCTCCCGCCGGAAAGCCAACACTTGAGTCCTATCTCCTGAAATTCTGAAGCGAATGTCCCGTATTTTACTTCATCCATAAGATCAAGATCATGGAAGTATTCCTTATTCATAAACCAACATGATCCCTGCGCGCTCATTAAATCGTCATATACCTTAATCTTTAGATCTTCATCCTTATTTTTCTCATCCCATATCACACCATGATAATCAGAAGATAGATACATATAGTCTACCGGATACTTTGGATTGTCCGTCCGTTCCCATTTAACCGGATCAAGAGCATAACGCCGGGGAACAACTATCCAATCATTCTCACAAAACTCTTGGAGTGCTACATCATATCCGGGAGCAAACATACAGTGAGCATCACACTTGAGGATGTACTCACCCTTAGCAATAGACACTCCGGCGTTGATCGCATTTCTCATGCCGTGTGGGGCACTGTAGTGGATGTAGATAACCCGTTTATCATTGATAAGCTCTTTGTATGGAGGCCAGTACCCATCTAAAACGACTATGATCTGTAATTGTCCAGTGGACTTAGAGAGGAGATCAAGAATGGTCTTTTGTAGATATGGTTCGTTTCTGGAAGGAATGATAACGCTGACCATGCGTCTATTTTACCATACAAGTATAGAGGTACTAAAGGATTAGAACGGGAAGGAAGGAGACGGGGAATCCGAAGCACTGACGGAAACGCTTGGGCTGACAGATAGTGACGGAGATAAAGATTCTGATGCGCTTGGCGAAAGAGAAATAGATGCACTTCCTGAAAGCGAAGGCGAAGCGGATGCTGTAGCACTTGGACTTGCAGACTTTGTTGCACTGATTGAAAGCGATGGACTTGCCGATCCTGAAAGACTTGGACTGGCGCTGACTGATACGCTTGGTGTCGGCGAAATACTGTGTGAAGGCGAAGGAGAGGCGCTGGATGACAACGATTCGGACAAAGATCCTGAAAGACTTGAGGAAAGAGATAGTGAAGTGCTTGGTGACAAACTTGGTGATACCGACAAACTTGGTGAGGCGCTTCCTGACAAACTTGGTGAGGCGCTTCCTGACAAAGATGGTGATACTGACAAACTTGGTGATACCGATAGGCTTGGGCTTGCCGATTCTGATACGGATGGGCTTGCCGATTCTGATACGGATGGAGAGGATGTCGTGCTTGGCGACAAACTTGGTGAAGCACTGACGGAGGATGTCGTGCTTGGCGAGACCGAAGGACTAGCGCTAATTGATGCGGATGGACTGATAGATGGAGATAGGCTTGGTGATGGAGATGCTGATACGCCACTCACATCCACCCGTCCCCATACAGCCGATGTAGCCGTTCCTACATTCCTATAGATATTAGCTCCAGAATCATCCAGCTTATAGAATATCGCACCTTTCTTGAATCCTTCGTATCCAGTCGGAAGAGTATTCCCCTCCGCTTCCAAGATATTAGCCGTTGCTCCTTCTGTCGGAGATTGAGCATTAGAGATGGCATCTGTGTCATACCGGATAACTCTATTGGTCTGATAAATAAGAAGACCCAAAAGAAAATTAGCCTCTGTCGTGGTCCGATTGGCACTAGAAATAGCGAGTACCCGTACTAACTCGTCTTGTGTTCGCTTTGACAATTGTGACTTTAATTCAAATGTAGCCATAAGTACAAAAAAAGGGAGCTATAGTGGGATTAAGGGAGAAATACTACTCCTTGTCCCAAGCTCCCAATACGCAACCTACTTATTGTTAAAACTTCCAGAATCCCTCTGTCGCCATATGTCGGCGTGCATCGGTAGTCTTTGCTCCATATACGAATAGATCTTTATATGCTGATCCGAAATTACCAATCAAGTCTTCCTCAATCCGGGCTTCCAACACCTTCTCTGCAAACGTGACCCATGAAGGATGTCCAGCGAGTACATGATATCCATCGGTGTTGTCTCCAGTGAGTCTGTTGGATTTGAATACTTTGAATCCCTGAATTTCTGTGATGAATCCTTTCTTGACGAGATCTTCATAGACTGCCGGTACATGAAGGGCTACACCTGATGCTTGAACCAAGAGTGTCTCAAATTCCGGAGGAACTACCAACCAACGATCCATATCGGGTACACTTGAATAGCCATTCTTCTCTGCAAGATCCAATTTTTGCTTGAGTGCAGCGACTTTAGAAAGTAAATTAGCTGTCGTAATTTGAAGAACCGTTGCAGCTTCAATAGTATAGGTTGATCCACCTGCAATTGCTCCACCTGTATAAGCCGAAGTAATATCATCTTTATCATCTTCAATAACTATAGATGTTGCACCGGAATATGTTTTCACGCGATACCATGTCGTATGACCATCTGCTTTGAATCCTTTGCCGACCATTGCAGCGGTAAAAGTCGTTCCTGATCCGGTTACAGCCCCTGTCGTCACATCTACAGTCACGGTTCCAGTCGTATAATCCGTTCCGACGCGATGTCCTGCTCCTACATCTCCGTAGAGTCCGAATAAGAAGGAATCCATGTTTTTATTTCTCTCGTTGGATACTTGAGAAACGATAGTCGGATGTGGATCTTTGATATAGGAGAGCCAGTTATCAAGTGTCAATTCTTTCCAGTAGAAAGATTTGTACTGGTCAATAATCAATTGTGCATTGTTCTCGGTAAGGGAATCTGCGGTAAGATTTGCTCCGGAATATGTTTTTTCTGATACGCGATCAAAATTGAGGATATTCAATTTAGAACCTACGGCGTTGATCTCGCCTTGATAATCACGATTAACGATAGAATCAATGAGGGATTTGTCGTAAAGTTCAAGCATCAGTTTGCTTGAGAATCCTTGTGCTAATGTATTTGCTCTTGCAGCCATATATTTCGGTTGGTAAAATTAACTTTTCTTTACCAGTCCCGAAACGGGGTTAGGAAGATCTGAAATTAAGAATAAAGGAAAAAAATACTTATTGTCAATACCCCAAAAAATTACACTGCCGTCATGTCTATTTTTCTATCCTTTAATAACTGCTTATATTTATTATAATCCGTCTTCATAATGAGTGCAGCCTCATCAAGACTGATCTTATCAGACTCCGGCTGCGGTTTCTCTGCATGACCACCACTTCCTACTTCAAACATTTTTCCTTTCATAGATGGTTTCCTCCTTGTAGCATCATAAAGAAACGCGGAGATAAGATCCGTAAAGTCTACTCCCTTACGTGAGGGTTTCCCTGCAAACACCTTAAATTCCTCTATCTTTCCTTCAAGTTCCGGATGATCCATCACGACTTTTGGATCGGCAATAAACGTATCCACCTTCTCTACCCAAGCGTCCATATCCTTAAATTCTTTTGTCGCTTCGCTTATAACAGCAAACCGACGTGTACTGATAAAGCTCTCTTTGGCAAGCATCCTCTCGGTTTCCGTCATATCCTCCCAAGCCGGATACTTAGTCTGTAGCTCCTCATCCGTTGGATCAGATAAACCGCTTGCTTGTTCAATGGCCTCATTAACCTTCTTATTTTTTGCATGGAGGATTTGTGCTTCCCGGGTAGACTCAATAAACTTTTTTCTATAATCCGGTTCGTCTGATTCCGGTTTCTCCTCAGGCGCTTCATCTTCTTCTTTGGATTCCGGTGTAAGTTCTGGGGTTTCTTCCTGTTCTTCCGGCTTCGGTTCCGGAGTAGGCTCTGGTGTTGGTTCAGGAGTAGGTTCCGCTTCCACTTCTTCCAATGCTCGTTTCGCTTCTGCTTCTAGCTCTGCCTTCGTTGGTTGTTTGTGACTTTTATCTTTTGCCATAGTGCCAGTCCTTTCTTATAGGGTTAGGTACAACATTATTTTATTTTTGACTTTTTTGGCTTCTCAACTTCCAATTCTAATACCGATGAAAACTTTTCTTTCTGTTCCTCTGTAAGATAATATCTCCTTGCGCGAAGAAAAGATATATCATCCTTCGTAAGCTCCGGCAATTCTTTTGCAATGATTCTATTGAGATATTCTTGGGCTTCAGGATTCATATATATAATTCTACGCAACAAAACTACTTATTGTCTAGTACATCATTTTCTTCGCCTTCATCATCTTCTTTCTCATGCCTGCCATTTCCTTTTCCTTCATCATCATACCCTTGCTCATCTTTTTACCTTTTTTGACCATACCTTTCTTCTTTGCCATATAATTCACCCCCTCTTTGCTCCAACCAATCCCGCCAACGCTCCATCTAGCGCCTTCTTTGCTTTCTCCGGCGTAGAGAGGAATGATTCTAAAAGCATATAATTCCGCAATCGGGCCTTAAGAAAAATATCCTGCTTTGTCTCATGCGTCGTGTTGGAAAGTTCATGTTCTACGGAATCACGCATAGTAGCTATATATTCTTTTACCCGGGAGAGCGTCAACTCGTTCTTACTCAACGATTCCATCCACGTATTAAGCGTCTCACGCTCCATGACGGAAAGATCTTCATACTTTAGACCAACCTTCTCAAGAATTTCATCAATCATACATTTTAATTAAACTACTTCCGGCAACTTCCCCTTAGAACAAAACCATCTTCTTTTGTCAAGTTTTTTCCGTTATTTTCCCTATCGTATATTGTAAAACCATCTCAAAACTTCCATGATTTGTACCTACCCACGAAGGTGCTACTACCACTCTCCATCCCATCTTCTCACACAATTCATTATAACTTTTGGCAAACTCCTCCGCTGTGAAGGTTTTTTGCTCTTCTTTTTTCTGCTCAACTTTCGTTGTTTCAGACATAAATACTCACCTTCTTTCTATACTGCCGCTTTTAGATCGGCCTTAAACGCTTCTAATTCGGCAAGTTCAATCTTTTTACTAGCAATCGCCTCGTCCACTTCGGTCAGCGTCACTCCCACGACTTGAGAGGGGAGTTCCTTCCCGTCTAAAGCACTAAACTGCTTTGTCGCCAGAGCCGTGTTCTCAGCATCAATCTTCTGCAAAGAAACGAGTTTCTTGGCTACTTTATCTTTGTAATCTGAAATGTTTGGTATCATAATTTTTACCTCCTTTCTTTTATTATACTACACATAATTTGGTTTGAAAAATGCG